GTTAACTTTGGTAAGTATGGTAAAGATGGTTCTACTATTTTCCCGTTTAAGCTTATCTGTACGTCACCTCCTGATGAAGATGTTGAATTATTTAACTTGTATGCTGAGAACAAACACTTATATGTGAAAGTAGTAGCTGCATCTGCTGCGTGTGCTATATCCAGATATTCAACCAATGTTTGAACGAGGGGTGAATTTATTCCATCATAATGTACCACTAACGCTCCAACTGGTAGTGATTCATGTGCATGGGTTATGTCAACATCGTCTGGATCCTCTATATCCACGTGAACGTCAACTCCTGTAACTTGTGTTGCTAGGAAAAGTGGTGATATTACCTGAATAACATCATAAACTTTCTTAGCGATCTTAATTCCTCCTTCAACTAATTTGTAAGCGTCTTTAACAAACTGATCAATCTTCTTAACGTCCAATTTTCCATTAGCTAATGCTGTGAAAAAATCTGTTCCTGGTATTTTGTAATTTCCGTTGCTGTATGGTAGTGCAAAAGAATTTAGCTGTTTGACTGTGTTTGATAAATTCAACTTCAAAGGTTGTATAACTATTACATAATCCCCAACTCCTTGTACTGTAAATAGATCTTTATGTAATACGAAATTTGCTTGTCTAAAGCGCGTTCCTGCTATGTGTAATGCATTAGATATATTTGATACTGACGTGATAGCTCGATACCAACTTAAATTTTGGTAAACTCTTAATATGTCTTTTTCTGATACTCCGTCGTATATTCTATCCAACTGCTGTAGTTGTGGATTCATGAATTCACAACTCCAATGTATATTTAATGCTCCTGCGGAAAGCTCCTCAGTCAGTGGTGTACCATCAAACTTTGTTGCTTGTCCTATCTGAAATACGTATAACGTACCCATCTTTCGAAATCTCTTATCTCCTTGTTGCCCAATAAAATAGAATTGATCATCGTCTCTCTGAGGCATAGTGAAACTCCAATTATCTCTAATTTTTCCTTGCACTGAACCTTGGTGTGATCTTGCTATTCTTAGTAAATCCGTTGAATTATTAGCTTCTGGCACATCCATTGGATCGGTGTCGATATATGCTAAGAATAATCCATTAACTGCAGTAGGTAACATAGATGTATATGTTACCTTAACTTTTGTGAACCTATACAGTTGATAGGTGTTACTTATTAGTTCTAATCTAGTGTTCGGAAATGATGTAGGTGATATGTCGTATTTAGCTACTAACTTAATACCATCTTTCGCTGATCCATCCAATAACTGAACTGGGAAAACATCAACTTGGCGTATAAAATCAATACCTTTTACTTGTATTCTCTTTCCCAAATTTTTGTTGACCGTTTTAGATTTTTTCTGTTTCAATTCTTTCTTAATTTCTTTGATTTCGAACATAACTTTATTGTTATTATTTCGTGCTAGAGCGCGTCTAGCCTTTCTTATGGAAGCTTTGCTTCCTTTTCTTGATTTGTTTTGTTTCATATTTAATCTTGCTCTTAAATGTGTTTCTTGTTTTGTTTTTTACTTTGTGTTTTAATTTTAATGACTTGTTTTGTCCATG